ATTTGTACGATAAGAAGTATGCTATTGATGCGGATGTTACCAGCACTCATGCTACTCGTCTTAGACGGCGGGCGGATGAGTTGATCCAGCAACTACGCGAGGGTACTTTAACCTTGGTTGAGGTCGGTATCACTTCGGGGATCGATTGGTCCGAAGATGATTTCTGGCCGAATAGCACTACCGTCGTAGAAGGTACTACTCATCCAGATCGTAAATTCTTTATGGATATGGAATTCTAGATGGTTGCGTTCGGCATCTTTGTGACTGCGGGGCAGGATTATCCTGCAGATATGTTTGAGCTTGAATCTAAGCTCCAAGATATGACTCCGTTTCTCGAAGCTGTCGGCGAAATTGTCAATACAGAATTGGCATCTAATTTTGCAACCGGCGCATTCGTTCCGTTAGCGTCTGCGACATTAGCGCGTAAGGCGGCGGAAGGAAGCCCTATGGATATTCTAGTTCGTAGTGGGGCTTTAAAGGACGCGGCGGGTACGGCGCCTTGGAGTGTCAGTTCTGGCGGTGGTGGGGCTATAGCCGAAAAGGGCGTGCCTGGCTACGGAGGATTCCACCTTGACGGTACGCAATATATGCCCGTTCGTGATTGGGCATTTCTAGATGATGGTGCCGATATACCAATCTTAAGCGCGTTTTTGGATTTCATTTATGGCTGATCTTACTTGGCGCGAGGTTGAAATCGTTGACGCGATGGTCGCGCTATTGGATCAACAAAAAGAAGTATTAAAAATCAAGCGAGTCTATTGGGGTGATCAAAATAAGATTCCTGATTATCCTTCAGTTTGTGTAGCGCCATTCCCTAAGGATCGCGCGCTCACAGGTGAAGGTGCAACACATAGATTTGCGATCCAACACCGAATAGGAATCTATGTCTATCATGGGGAGGTTGGATCGGCAGAAATCAACCAACGTGAAGCCGCGTTGCTGGCCGAAGATATTGAAGCCACGTTGCATCTTAATACGGATTTGGCTGGATTGGTTATTTTCGGTTTTGTTAGTCTCATGCAACCCGGTTTTACTATTAGGGAGAATACTGTCGTTAAGGTTACGCGATTGCAATGGGAAGCTCGATCACGTCAGAATTTTAACTAGGAGGGCGGATGCCAGAATACACCATTTCGCTCGATCAGCCTACACGTCCCGTCGGTGATCCTATTGAGGTACCGCCTTATGGGGTTATTGAAAACGGCGGCTCTATTACCGTAGAGGCAGAGCGCAATGAAGTGGCGTTTCTGGCTGATGGTTACGGAATAACTGTTACTGATAAGAGCGGTAAGAAACTACGTAACACTAAGAAAGACGAACCGCCACCTGAAGTTGTGGTATTGGACGAAACGGAAGGGGGTGAATCCAAGTGACAGTTGAGGTTGGTGGTGCAGGTACCCTAGGTGTCGCGCCTGAAGTGACCTTCGGCACTTATGTTACTCCTGCGAAGTGGATTCCTATTCGATCTGAAAGTCTAAATTTGGTCGAGGAAAAGATTTGGCGTACCAACATTAGGGGACTTGCGGGTAGAAGTGGGGCGGTACAAGGTTACACGCATGTAGAAGGTGAAATCACTTTCGAAGTGACGCCTGACGCGTTGATCTACTTCCTGTACGCGATGCGCGTTACGCCGTCTCGTACTGGTGCTGGGCCATACGTTTACACGTTTGTTCCTGCACATGTTGCGAAGACGACGACGGCTGCAGGCGTTACAAACCGTAAGAGTCTGTCGATCCTAGTCAACCGTGGTAGCAACCCTCGTGGGTACGTTGGTTGTTCAGTTGGTAGCTTGAATCTCACCGTTGATAATGGTCTGATGATGGGTACCGCTAGCATCGTGGGATCGGACGTAGCTACTCAATCTGCAGGTACGCCAGCATGGTCTACGGGCGAGCCTATTGGTCCTGGCGATATTACGCTTGAGGTTCCAACGGCTACGCCTAGAGCCGATGCTGATACGTTCAACTTTACGATCAATGACAACCTTACCTTTGCTAATCGCCTTAACGGGCAGCGCAAAGCTGCATACAACAATTGGGGCGAGCGCGAGACCGCTTGGAGCTATGAATTTGACTATGATACTCAAACCGACTATGACGCCTTTATCGCCCAAACCATTCGCTCTATGACTCTAAAGGGTATTCTTAGCGGTACTGAAGATGTTACCGTTGTCACAACGGCAACCGCATCCGAATCTCACGTTACTAACCTATCATCGCTTGGTGACGTCAACCGTGCTGTGGTCGAGGCTCACGCTTTCCACAACACATCTGATGAGTATTCGATTGTGGTCAAAACTGCTGAAACTATGACGTAATAGTAACCGTAGGGGGAGAACATGCCAAACGCAACGACTGATCAAAGCAAGGCTGAACACTACGACCTTAAGACCCTGCCCGACGGGTTTGTTGAGCTTCGTCGATTGACTTACGGGGAGATGCTTCGCCGTAGAGATATCGGATCAACAATGCGCGCTGGGCAGGGTCGTGGTCGAAAGGCTGGTATTGAGTTTGATACTGATTCGCTTGAGATTCAGCATTTTGAATTCTCACGTTGTATCGTTGATCACAACCTAGAAGATGCAGATGGTAAGCCACTTAATTTCAAGAATACGGCTGATATTATAAAACTTGATCCCCGTATCGCGGGCGAAATTGAACAATTGATTTCGGATATGAACCAGCCTCCGCAAGATGACGAGGATGATGTACCCAAAAGCGGAGAGATTTCGTCAAGCGATAGCTTACCCTACGAAGCCTCAACCTGATTGGGTTTTAGAACGTTTATCAATTATCAATCTCTGTACAGTGTTGCATGTTATGCCTAGTCAGATACTTGACGAAGATGCGGAATGGATCGATGATTTGAGGATGATTTTGGCCTTGCAAGCGGAGCAAGCGGAGCGTAATGCTAAGTCCTCGTGAATTGATGGTCCTAGAAATTCGTGCTGAAGATCGCGCTAGCGCGGCTATTAATCGTGTTGGTGGCAGCGCGCAAACATTAATGGGAACCCTGGGTAGGGGTTCCCTTAATGCGTTTGCTTACTCGCAGGCTTTTGATACATTAGGTCGAGGCATGACCCGCGCCGGTATTGCTATGACTGCGGCCACAGGTGCAGCGGTCAAAGCCAATATCGACTTTGGGCACGCTATGGCTTTGGCTAATACGCAGGCTCAGTTAAGTGAAAAGGGCTTAGGTGATCTATCGAAAGCCGCGTTAGAAGTAAGCTCTAAGTTTGGCGTAGCTGGTACCGAGATTGCCGAGTCGTTGTATGACATTTTCTCGACCACAGAACAGACGTCGGATCAGGCAATTAAGTCGGTTAACGCGTTGGCTAAGGCGGCTGTAACGGGCGACGTACAGATGCGCGAAGCTACCCGTGGAGTTGTGGATATTCAAAACGCGTTTGGCAAGTCGGCGGGTAACGTTACCGATGTGTTGGATAGGCAGTTTGCCATGCTGCGTATTTCGGGCGGCACTTACGGTGAGCTAGTCAATGCGTTTGGTAACGTTATTGGTTCGGCTAAGGCTACGGATCAGGCTATTGAGTCGGTATCAGGCTCAATCGCATTCCTGACCTTACGAGGTCGTTCGCAGGCCGAAGCGTCTATCTCTGTGTCTCGTGCGCTCGACCAAATCACGCGATCCGCTGGTGATATCAAAGATGTGTTGGGCGTGTCGGTATATGATGCTACAGGTAACTTCCGCCAATTGAACGACATCATTACTGATATGGGTAAGAAGATGGCGGATATGACTACGCAGGAGCGATCACAAGCCTTCGAAAAGATGTTTGGTGCGGGGTCGATTCAGGCGAACCGATTTTTCCGTACGGCGATCCCTCAATTTGAGCAATTGAATAAGTCGGTAAAAGAGCTTGAGGGTTCTAACGTTGGTGGCGAGCTAGCTAAACAGTTCCAGATCATGCGCACGCAAGACCCTGGCTTTGTGTTTGAGAAGTTGAAGACGCAGGTTACGAACCTGGGTATTGCTTTTGCTCAGGAATTGATGCCTGATTTGTTAAATGTGGCCAAATTCTTCGGACGCCTAGCTGACACCTTTAACAAACTAGACCCTAGCACTAAGCAAATGATCGCACGTATAGTGGCGTTTGGTGGAGTGTTCTTATTGGTTGGTGGTAAGATACTTACCTTTATAGGTACTATGCTGCGACTTCGTTCTGTGTTCCAGCTTGCAGGTATTCTTAACAGCGCGTCTAAAGGTATGGGCGCATTTGGCACAGCGGCTCAATCGGCTGGTACAAAGACTTCCGTTGCGGCGACCGCCGTAGGTAAGTGGCGCACGGCTCTAGGCGCATTAAAGACGGGTTTAGCGACGGTGGGTATCGCTGTATTCGTTGCGCTAGTGTCTAAGGCCGTTCAAACGGTCATTGAGGCGGATAACGCTGCGGATGAATGGTTTAAGAAGATCGAAAAGGGTAAAGCTACGTTTGCCGATTTAGGGCTTAAGGTAGATAGTTTACAAACCAAGGTTGACGAGTTTAACACTAAGAGTATAGCGGAGCAATTTGGCTCGCTATTCACTGGCGAATTTTTTGAAGCTCAAGGCGCGGAGAAACAAATTGAACGTCTTAATGATCGGCTTGTTGAGCATCGTAACCAGATGTTCGGCGTTATTAAAACTACCATTGGATCGGCCGATGCTACTCGTCAGTGGATTTCTTCGCTATCTTCGGCTGAAGGGATTACTGATAAACAGCGGTTACAGGTGGCTAACCTAGTTGGCAACCTTGATCGAATGGGTATTGAGCTAAACGATTCCCAACGATTTACTATCCAAGCCGCGCTAGCTGCAGGCCGCTATGATGATGCGTTGGATATGCTGTTAGGACACATACGGTCAGTTACCGGGGCATTAAAGAACCTAGCGTCCTCCCAAGAACGAACCAATGATAAGGTTGAGATTTACAACCAAAAGCAGCAACGCGCAGAGCATTTGACAAAGGGAACAACGGATAAGTTACGTGAAAATACTAAGGCTTTGGAAGAACAAGGACGTAAAGCCTTAGAGGGATCATCTAGCTTTGAACGTTTTGGTAGCGCGGCTCAAAATTCTGATCGTAAGGTAAAAGGCGTTACAGATAGGGCGCGTGAATTCTCTAAAGGCTCTCCATACACGGCCAAACTTGAAGCCGACGATAACGCTAGTGGTACTATTAACAGCCTTCAAAACTTGCTTAATAACTTGGAGCGTACATACCACGCGCGAGTTGAGGTTATTCAAGGGGGATCGGGCGGGGTTCTGGGTATAGCAGGTGGTGGAGTAATAGGTATGGCGACTGGCGGTATGCGTCGCGCGTCGTTTATTGCTAGACGACCTACCTACCTCGTGGGCGAAGGGCACTATTCGACTTTTGCCGGTAAGGGCGCTGAGGCTGTTATCCCGCTACATTCTCGTGGGTTGGGAATTTTGGCCGAGGCCGTGAAGCGTGGTATGGAGCAAAGTCTAGGGGAGGCTCAGACTGGTTGGGGCCAGCGATCCCCCATGCAAGTTACGGTCAACGCTCAAACTAACGCTACGGCAGATGAAATAGCTCGTGAGATTGATTGGGCCGCTAGGACTAGGGGGTGGTGATCTAGATGCCTCTAGCTGATTGGGAAATGTCGTATAACGGTTTGACATTCGGGGCGGATCAAAACGTGCGGACTATTAGTGTTGAAGGTCTCGATCCCGGCGCGTATCGCTACGACTACCATGAGAATGTGATGGCCGACGGAGGTTGGCTATTCACTGGCTTTGTACCTGAACGTCATGTGCTTATCTTCGGCGACGTAAGCGATCCTACTCACGCTATCGTGCCGACACTTCATACAACGTTCGCGCCTCGTACTACAGACTTAGCCCTTGGTTTCAAATTACCAGGCTTTGTCGAAAAGAAAGTCATGGCGCGGCCTGTTCGGTTCAATCTTCCTGTGGACCGAGACTACAACATCGGGTATTTCAAATTTGCTGTTGAGTTTATAGCGGCGACCCCGGCTATCGTGAATGGTCCCTAATTGGCTACTTACGAGTTTCGTATTGCTAATCTGGCGGGTACTGTGCTGGACACAATCCCTGCCCGTAACCCTACGTGGTCGTACACGCTGAACGAAGCGGGTGCGGCTAGCCTGTTCATCCCTTTGAATGACGCTAAGGCCGTGCGATCCTTGATCGACGTTGGCCTGCGCGAGCTTCACGTCATGCGTGATGGTGTTCGTGTTTGGGCCGGGTACTTGTGGTTGGCTCAAGCCCAAGCTTCGGATAACACGTTACGTTTAGGATTTGAGGGATTCTTCTCTATGCTGTTTAGACGACACGTAGATGCCACCTTGAAATACGTAAACGTGGATCAGTTTGATATCGCATGGAACCTGATTGCCCATGCCCAAGGTAAGACTAATGGCAACATGGGCTTTACTCGTTTCAGCGCGGCGGCGAGTGGAAAGACTAGGGATCGCACGTACCCGTTTTGGGAGCGTACTAACATCGGTGAAGAATTAATTGCGTTAAGTGAGGTTGGACAAGGGTTCGACTTCGAAATCACCCCGACCAAAGAATGGAAAACCTACTATCCCTCCAAGGGCGCGACGCTGACGGCTGACTATGAATTGGGCAATAACGTTGCCACTATGTACCTCGAAGAAGACGCGGGTGAATTAATTAACTCTTATTCTGCTATTGGGGCCGGCGACGGAAAGAATACGTGTATAGCTGTTGCCTTGGATTCTACCTCTGCCGCAGCTTACGGTTTGCGCGAGGCCAGTGGATCGTTTACCAATGTTAAGCATTACTCGACGCTGCAGGACCGCGCTAACTCCCAATTGGCTTTGCAAAAAGACTTGCGTGTTCAGCCCCAACTTTCAGTTATGTTCGATGACTTCGCTCCGTTTACGCATGTGGTAGGGGATCGTGTAGACGTGATTGGCGATTTTGGGTGGATAGAGATTAACCGATCCATGCGTATCACTACTATGACCTACGCGTTAACTAACGATGGCCGTGAGGCTTGTACCGTTCAATTCGATGAGGGGCCGTTCTAATGCCACAGGTTGATCGCAAACACGATATCATTTGGCAACAGAAACAGTTTGATCATCGACTACGTAACATTGAACGCACTAGCAAGTACGATGATGAATCAGATGAGCCGCCGTTGCCACCTACTGTGAGTTTAACTATCCGTGTGCGTGAGGTTAAGCAACGACTCGAATATCGTGGCGTAGTGACGTGGGGATTGGTTTCGCCTAATACCTGTCAAGCTGACGTTGATAAATGGATCGTTCAGTTTCGACCTACAGACTCAGGCGGAACGCCTATCGATACCGATACCATTGGTGGAAACCCTTACCAGCTACGTAAAGAAAAGCGCGTGGAAAACAAGGGCGAGACCGATGTGCATGCAGTGTTTGATCAACTACAGAAACCTAAGAAATGGTATTGGCAAGCTCGCGTAGCGATCAAGGATAAGGCACACCGTATCGGGCCGTGGTCATCGTGGACTTCACCACAGTTACCTGCACAGGATGCTTTGCCTAAGCCGCCTGCACCTACAGGCGTTACCGTGATCTTTGACACGTTAGAGAAGACACGTTGGGATCGTCTGCGGGCTATCGTACAATGGGACGAGGTTGTCAATTGGGACGTGCCAGGAGGCGACGAAGAAGACGATATGCGAGGGTATCAAGTCGCGTTTCGAATCTGCGACTCAGGCGGAACCCCCATTGGTACTTACGTTCGAAAGCGTGTTGTCGAGGCAAAAGACGCGGATGCTGATACAACAACGCATACGATTTTCCAAAAGGGAATCAAAAAGCAACGATTCTATCAAGCTCGTGTTCGTTCAATCGACCGTTGGAATAGACGGGGGGATTGGACGGCATGGACAAGCGCGGCCCAGGCCACAGTAGATAACGTCGCTCCCCCTGCCCCTAGCAACGTTACGGCATTCGTGGATCAGCATCGTATTGTTGCTGAATGGGACGCTACTAAGGATGCTGCTGATAGCGATATTCTGCACGAAGACATCATGAATTTCCAAGTGCAGGTCGCTACTGACTCAGGGTTTACGAGTATTATCCGAGACGTTCGGACCGCAGGAGAACATAAAAGCTTCAAGGTTCGTAAGCCTCAGACTACGTATTGGGTGAGGGTTCGATCCCATGATGGTAGCTGGAACAAATCCTCATGGGTGTCAACCTCTGCGTCAAAGATTACGCCGAACGCGCCTAGCATCGCTTTGTCGTTTGATGCTGGCGGGTCGAAGAAATCACGTTATCGTGTGATCGGTACGGTTACTCCCGGTACGACTGATGTTGACGATGATGTTGCGTTCTATCGTGTTCAGTTTGTCCACAAGGCTACCAACGTAGCGCCCACAGGTAGCGAGCCAAGATCGCATCAGGATACTGACCCAGACGATGATCTTAAGGTGATCTTCCGTAACATTAGGAAATCTCACTTTACCTTCATGCGTGTTCGCGCTATCGACCATCAGGGGCGCAAGGGTAACTATTCTGGTTGGACGGCTGGCGGTCTACCCTCGGCGTCGGGATCGGTCTCTGCGCCTTCGGGAGTTGCTGTTGATAAGGGGCCACGTCGCATTCATGTTGACTGGAATGCTATGGCCGATACCGAAGATGAAGTTGACGGTTACAAGATTGAGATTCGCGCGGCAGGTAACTTAAGGAAGACAAAGTATGTAGGTGGGAAGACGGACCATTATCGTTACATGATTCCGGCTGCGGATCGTGGATTGAGTCATGAGGCTCGTGTGTTTGCTCGTGATGATCTTGGTAACGAATCAACCTCGGGTAACGCCAGCGCAACCGATGACGTTAAGCTCGACGACACTGACTTACTAAGCAACTTCAATCAAGGTTCAGGAAAGACATATACGTTTGAGGGCATCATTAGGTTGACTGGTGGATCGGGCGCATTCCAGACAGGCGATAGCTCGGTTGAGGCTACGGTCGCTTTGTCTCGTGTGGATGGCAAGGATCGCGTTTCGTTTAAACCGTTGGCGGGAACAATGACTGTCCTTGAAGTTCATGCTGATGGTGTCCGTTGGGGCGCGCAAGGTGGTGCTGGCACTAACTCGCTGTTAGCAAGAGACGCCACGTTGCAGCTATATCAGACGTTCACGACTGGTTCGCCTAACGTGTCAGGTTCGACCGCCTGTAAACTTTACTTGTCGAACCGTGATGGCGCGGCTGGATTGGGTTTGCATGTTAAATTCAATACTGGTGTGGGTGCGATCAAACAGCTAGCGCATAACGGTTAGGGGGAGATATGAGTCAATATGACTTCTCGTACGGTGAAGAAGCCGGAACCGAATCGTACAAAGTTATTCGCATTAAGGATGTAGACCACGGTTTGCAGGACGAATCGCAATTTGATATCTGGAATGTTGGCAATGATGGCGCATTTGTTCTTAGGCATACTGGATCACCTGCGTTTGGTCAAGATATTTCGGCGTTCACCAACTCTGGAAGTAGTCTTACACCTACCTTAGCATCGGCTCCTGAGGCTGGCAGTTTGTTATTCCTAGGTGTTCTAGTAGACGAGACTCCTGGGACGCGCACTATTACAGCACCTAGCGGTTTCACTACGTTCGGTGGTAATACACTGTTTGGTTCTATGAGGTTGAACAGCTATTTGAAAATCAGTGACGGTACGGAAGATGCCGCTGCAATTACTATTTCGGGCACAACTGAGATTGCCGCGATCTACATGGAGCTACTTAACTTCAATTACTATCGATTCCAAGACATTGCAAATACAGATACAGGTACGGACGCAACAGCGGATGGTGTTATCAGTGTGCCGTCCGCTGAAATGGTTAACGCCTATGTTGGGTTGGTTGCTTCACGATCTGCTACCCACTCGTCACCTACTAATGGGTACACCCAACAGGAACAAGTCGCCACCACTAGTATGCGATTGTCTAGTTATACTAAATTTGTTTTTGACGGCGGTGATCCTGACTTGACTGTGACTCTAGGCGGCTCTGTAAACTGGATGAACCGCTTGTGCTTGACGTCACCTAATCGTAAAATGATTGAAACACTTGGGTCGTCTGAACATGTACTAATCAACACGCTAATGATACCTTTCCAAGAGGATGTACCTGCAACTCCTCCTCCCGGTCATGCAGCTATATACCTACGAGAAAAAACTGGCGATTCCAGCAAGCACGAGGCGGTCATCATGTGGGAGACAGGTACCATCGAAGTCATAAAGGCGGAGACATAATGACTGCTAAGATGACGGTAGATGTTACAGCGGAACCAGATATGGAAGTGTTCGTGGCTTATGTCGACTTCCAAGGTACCCAACACGGCAACGTTGTAGTCGAGGAAGGTAAAAAGCGCGCCGTTATCGAGTTTGATCCTGAGTTGGATGATGAAGACGAGGGAAGATTAGTGGTTGGTTTTTGGGGACCAATTAAGAACGCAACTATCAAAGTTGGTAGAAGCTGATGGCTACTGAAGTGCAGCTTACAGATCATGATTACTTAACTGTTATTGGCAAGATGACGGCCCGTATCGCTGAATTAGAAATCTACAACGCGGCGCTTATTCGTACTATGACTGAGCTTCACATGGACATTCCTGATGAATCTCAGTTGTTGAGAGTGCTATATGCAGAAGGAGAAAACGGGTAAGTGTGGATCAAACATGGCGAGACCTATTAAGTCAGGGTCCATTAGTTGCTATGTTGATCTTTTTTCTCTATGGATTCTGGCGTGGCTGGTGGGTCTTTGGACGAGAGTTTGAAAACCTGCGAGAGTCTGCAGGTGAGTGGAAGTCTAAGGCAGAGAGAGCAACCGATCTTGCGGAGAAATCTGTAACACAGGCAGAAAAGGGAATTCCTCCTGATGATAGGGCAACATTAGAAGACGTTATAGAAGAATTACGCCGATTACAGGAGAGAGGCCAATGATTTGGCCCTGGAATAAACGAGGGGATCGTATAAAGGAATTAGATTCACAGATAGAAAACATTACTGATCGTCTTACACTTGTGGAGTTACGTTTACGGGCGGTAGAGGCGGCTAGGAAGGGAGGTACTAGTAATGGGGGCTTACCACACCCACGTCCAACTAATTGAAGTGGTCTGGATTTGTATTGGGCTAGCTGGTTTGGCCCCATCAGTTGTCAACCTATGGGCGAATATAGTAGAGAGATTAGTTTTACGTAAGAAAGGTATAAACAGCGCGGCTCAGGCATTCGCGGTCGGTATTATTTGGGTAGAATCGCTAATTTTAGTGTCTCAATTTATTTTGGTAATTATAGGATTTATAGCTATGTTCGTTCCTGATCTTCCTCAAAATGTAGAAACAGAAGGTCATATTAATTTAGGACGAGTGGTTACCATATCTATGTTCTTTGTTCAATCTGCTTTGGCTATCAGAAGTTGGATATCATTCTTTATTAGACGTCATATCTATGAGTTTGCAGAGGCGTCACATATCGATGAGGGGGGAGAATAATGGCAGGGTTTCCTAACAAAACTCCTGAGGTCTTAGCTTGGATGGCTAAGACAGACAATGGAAAGATTCCATTAAGTCAGTTAGCTATCATTCAACCTGAAATGTACGACGCTGATCTTGCTGGCCCGTGCCGTATGTGGCCTGAGGCCGCTGCAGCTATGGGCGCGATGATCGAAGCGTCACGTCAAGATGGTTGCTTTTTCACGGTCAAGTATAGCTACAGAACTTATGCTAAGCAAGTAGAGAAGTGGATTAATTACTTAAACGGCGGAACGCTGGCCGCGAGACCGGGAACCTCCAATCATGGTGATGCTATCACTGGCGATCTAACAAACCTAGATCAAATCGATATCATTTGGCTTGATCGTAACGGTCCTAAATTTGGTTATTATGCGGATGTTCCTGGCGAAATTTGGCACAGGACATATTATGGTCGATTCGATGCCGATAAATGGCAAGGGGGCGAAGACATGAATCTTGATCTTTATGTTGAGGGTGAAGAAAAGTACCGTGAACGGTACAAGAGGCTTCAAGAGGAAGGTAAAGCCGATCCTGATCCCGGCCCGCCGCCTGAAGATCGTGAAAAGTTCTTTAAAAAGGGTTGGTCTTCTGCTCGTGCTGGTATGAATAACCCTAAATAGAGAGGGGGTGAATCATGTACCTAAACATCTTCGTTCGTACGTTTGCTGCTTTGGCAAGCGCCGCGATGTTGACAGCTCAGGGATATGACTGGATCAACGGTGATCTGCGCGTAAACGCAGAGAACCTTGGACTGGCACTAGTCCTTGCGCTTATCGGTGCAGCTACGGCTACAGGTTGGGCTTATGCTCAATCCCCAGCTACTACGGCATTGCAAAAGGCTACGCGCGCCGCTCTGCAGACTATCCTCGGTGGTATTGGTGTCGTTGTAGTTAATCAATTTGCCGACTTTGTAGATGTGGCGGCGATCATCGTACCGACGCTTGCAACGGCTGCTCTAGCTTTCGGTGTGACGTTCCTGTCATACAATGGACAGCCGCCGGTGCCCGATCCTCCTGGTTAAATAAACCGGGAGCAAAGTAAGACCCCAACCCCCTGTATTTGGTTCTCCCCCGCAGGTGGGTTGGGGTCTTACGTATGTCCGTGATTAACTTATTGAATAGTCAACATGCCAATGACCCAGGACACCAGGCCCGATCCGAAATCGGCTCTCGGGCGCGCTCCTGGCCCCGGTTTTAGGCCTTATTGCGATAAATCCGCGCATATCAATAGCAAGGACTATCTGTGGACGACCAATGTGACCACATGCCCCTACCCATCATCGATCCCGAAACGATGATGTTAGCTCGACCGTTAAATGGACTAGGGTTTGGTTTGATGGCTAACGGTCCCGCATTCGATGCATAAGCATCGGCACGACCGGGCCAGTAGTTTGGCAAATGTTGAAACACACCTGCAGCGCCACTATAAGTGTTACGGGCAAACTCATTATAGCCCGACTCACGCAACGCAATGCAATTTGCGCGACTAAACGAGAACCCCTTAAGTCTAGAAACAGCCTTGAGCGTTAGCACAAGCTCATGATCACTGAAACTTTCCTTAGGGTATTCAAGGGTTTTAAATCGCGCCGTTTGCCAACGTTCATTCCATGATGGTGCCGCGTTAGCTTGCACGGACATAGATGCCAAGCCAACAACGATAAGTAAAGCCAGACCAATCCTACGCAAACCTTACTCCTATCTTTAGGCTTCCAAGCTAGGGCCGACTTCAACAGCGAATGCCTGACCCCCTTGAGTTTCTACCAACACCTGACTGCCAGAGTTAGTAGCCGTTGCAATATCATCGCGGTCGTTAAGATACTCTGCGATGATTTGTGCCAACTGCACTCTATCCATCACACACCCCCTTTCCAAATATCACGGTTGCAAAGTTCAATAAAAGCCGAGTAAGCCTTGTCGCTACTGGTCGGCTGCCATCCGCCTGATCCGTCATTCGACGTGTTGAATACGACATACATACATCTAGGCATGCTAGGCGTATTCAAATAGGTTTCAAGGAAATCCCCTGTACGGTCATACCATCCCAGCTTATAGTCAACATCGTTAGGCTTTTCCTGGCAACCAGTTTCCATAACTGCCCATTGTTTACCGGATTCGATAGCACAGTCGATGATCGGCAACAAAAGGTATTCAAATTCCTTAGGCTGGCCGGTCTTGGGCTGCGAATATCCGTCCACAGCAAGGCAATCGATTTGATCGATACAACCGTCTAGCCAACGATGCCATTCGCTACTCG